CGGCAGGGCTAGATACGACCTATCAGGTGCAGGGCGACGGCATCCCGAACGCCACCTATGTCACGGGCGTAGGCCCGACGAGCGTGACGATTAACTACGCGCCTACCTCCACACAGGTCAACTCACAGGTCATCTTCCAAAAGGTGAAGTACGACCTGCCCGCTGATTACAACAGTACGGTTAATCGCACTCATTGGGATAAGAGCAAGCGTTGGGAAATGCTCGGCCCCGAATCGCCGCAGCAATGGGAATGGCTGCTCTCGGGCTATATCAGCACCGGCCCGCGTATCCGATGGCGATTGCTCGGCAAATACTTCCAGATTTGGCCGGGCATGAACGCAGGCGAACTGCTCGGCTTTGAGTACCGCAGTCGTGCGTGGGCAGAATCGGCAACTGGTACGCCCAAAAACAGTTTTACCGCTGACGATGACACTTGTATCTACCCTGACCGCCTCATGGTACTTGGCACCAAGCTCAAGTATTTTGAGGCGAAGGGCTTTGACACGACCGCCCTGTACCGCGATTACCTGATGGAGTTTGATACAGCAGTCGCGCAGGACACCGCAGCCGCTAACCTCTCCTTTGCCCCGCGACCGGGTACGGTGTTGATCGGCTACGACAACATCCCTGACAGCGGTTACGGCACGGATAGCCAGTAATGGCATCGCCCGTTCGCCGCCGGTTAATCCAGAGGACGAGCAACAACGTCGCCTCGCTGCCCGCCCCTGTCGGCGGGTGGAACGCCCGCGACTCGCTTGCCAACATGGCACCGACCGATGCGGTCACGCTAGATAACCTGTTCCCGGGCGTTTCTAGCGTCAGTTTGCGCGGAGGCTACGCCAAACACGCGACTGGCATGACTGGACAGGTGGAAAGCCTGCTCGTTTATAGCGGCGGCGCGACCGACAAGATGTTTGCCGCTGTAGATGGCAAGATTTATGACGTTACTTCGGCAGGGCCAGTAGGCGCTGCTGCGGTCAGCGGTCTAACGAGCAATCGGTGGGAGTACACCAACATCACCACCTCGGGCGGCAGTTATCTGTATGCCGCTAACGGCGCGGATAAGCCGCTGCTATACAACGGCAGCAGTTGGACGGCGATAGACGGTTCTTCATCGCCCGCTATCACAGGTGTCACCACAACGGATTTGATCCAGCCGACGCTGTTCAAAAACCGGATGTGGTTCATCCAAAAGAACACCCTAAAAGCATGGTATTTGCCGACTGCATCTATTGGCGGTGCGGCACAGGTACTTGACCTATCCTCGGTCGCCCATTTGGGCGGTACGCTTGTAGCGATGGCGTCATGGACGATTGACGCGGGCTACGGCGTGGATGACAACCTTGTATTTGTCACCGATCAGGGCGAAGTCATTGTTTATCGCGGAACCGACCCCTCCAGCGCCTCTACATGGGCGTTGATCGGCGTTTGGATCATTGGTGCGCCAATCTCTCGTCGTTGTGTGCAGAAATACGGCGGTGATTTGCTGATTTTGACGCTAGATGGCTTGATTCCGATGGCGTCAGCGTTGCAGTCATCGCGTCTTGATCCGCAAGTAGCACTCTCGGACAAGATTCAAGGCGCATTTGCAGCAGCGGCGCGTACCTACAAGACCAATTTCGGGTGGGGATTGCTCTACAACCCGCTCAACAACGCCCTTATCGTCAACGTGCCAATTTCCATAGGCAACCAAGTGCAGTTTGTGATGAATAACATCACTAAAGCGTGGTGCCGGTTTACCAACTGGAAGGCTAACTGCTTTGCCCTGCTAAACGATAAGCCGTATTTCGGTGGTGAAAACTACGTTGCCGAGGCGTGGACGACGGGAACCGGACAAGCGGGTTTTAACGACGATGGTATAGCCATCAGCACCCAAGCGTTGCAGGCGTTTAACTACTTTGAGACGCGAGGCGTCATTAAGTATTTCACCCGCGCTCGCCCGACCATCTACAGCAACGGTCAGCCGACCATTAACATCGGCATGAACGTGGATTTCCAGACCAACGCCGACCTTGGCGCGTTGTCATTTGTCGCCACACAGTACGGGTTATGGGATGTCGGACTTTGGAACCAAGCGGTGTGGGGGTCTGACCTTATCATCACAAACAATTTTGTGGGCATACAAGGAATCGGTTACTGCGGCGGGCTTGTCTTTAACAGCGCCAGCCGTAACGTCTCCTTGGAATGGGCGTCAACCGATGTGGTGTACCAACTCGGATGGGCTGGCGCATCGTAAGCGGCCCCCACGTTGGGGCATGGGTTACCGCGCAGACGGAAGGGGCGTTTGACCCCAACCGCTCGGTAGCCATAGGGCTTGAGCGCGACGGCAAGCTAGTTGCCGGGACGGTTTACGAGAATTGGAACGGGCGATCCGTCGTTTGCCACATTGCGTGGGAGCGGGTCACCCCGACATACATGGCGGCTGTGTACGATTATGCGTACAACGTCGCAGGAGTTGATAAGATAATAGGGCCAATCAGCAGCAACCATACCCGGGCGCTCGCATTGGTCAGCAAGATGGGATTCTCGGAAGAAGCGCGAATTAAAGATGCCGCGCATGATTCTGGGGATATTGTTTTGATGACTCTGACACCTGACAAGTGTCGTTTCTTGGAGCCGAGGTATGGGCAAAAAATCACCAGCACCGCCACCAGCGCCTGACTACACCACCCTTGCGATCAAGCAGGGTGAAGCCAACTTGGCAGCCGCCAAGCAGTCGGCGTATATGTCCAATCCGAACATTTATACGCCCTATGGGACGCAGACCGTTGAGTGGACGAAAACGCCTACGGTTGATAAAGACGCCTACAACAAGGCGATGGAGGCGTACCAGCAGCGGTTGTTCACCAACCCAGAAATGGCGGGTGAAGCGCCCTCGGAAGATCAATTTACGACGTTTATTGAACAGCCGACCGTTCGCCAAACGCTGCCCGGTACGTCACAGGCCGCTTTAGAGCAGCAGCAAGCCGCCGAATACTGGATGTCGCTAGCGGGCAAAAACGCCGCTTATCAGCTCCAGAATTTGCCGATTGCCAAGGCGTTTGACGCTAGCACGTTACCGAGCATTGACTACACCATTGGTTACTCGGGGCCGATGCAGCGTGAACTGACGCCGCCGACCGAATCCGTTGGCTACGTTCCGCAGGGTGAAGCAACCGCTGGCATTGTAGGCGCTCCGCAGGGCGCTTATGCCCCAACCGGAACGTATGCAATGGAGGCGCTACCGGGGCAGATCGGCGCAGGGCAGCAAGCCCAAGCCAATGTTGCCGTGCAGGGCGCACAGTTGCCCGCATCGCCTGACTATTACGGATTAGCCGGTGGCGGCCCCACCCCTTATTACTTACAGGGCGCAGACTTATCGGGCGTTGCCCAAGTCAACCAAGCGCAGCCGTATGCGGGAATGTTTGGTCTTGCGGGCGGTGGCCCACAGGGCTTAAATCTCCAAGGGCTTGACCTGTCTGGTCTTGGCGGTGTGGCTGGCGGCCCACAACAGGGTCAGTTTGGCTACGCGCAGCAGTTTGTCCAAGGCCCAGAATTACAGCGGCAGATTGACGTTTCCAACATCGCACAAGGCCCGATCAACGCAGGCACGACGGCGCAGCAAGCGATCCTGTCGCGTTTGTCGCCGCAGTTACAGGGCGAGCGTCAGCAGCTTCAAACGCAGCTGATTAACCAAGGCTTGCGACCGGGTGGTGAGGCGTACAACGCTGCCATGTCGGCGCAGATGCAGAAGGAAAACGACCTTCTGCTGCAAGCTGCCGCGCAGGGCATTAGCCTTGACCAAGCCGCTCGTCAGCAGCAGTTTGCCGAGCAGCAGTCACGCGCCATGTTCGCTAACCAAGCGCAGTTGCAAGGTTTTGGTGCAGGCATGGAGCAAGCAGGGCTATACAACACCGGGCTTGGTCAAAACCTGTCGCAGTCGCTTGCCACGCAACAAGCGCAGAACGCAGCGCAGCAGCAGGCGTTCCAGCAGCGTCTGCAAGCGGGTGAGTTTGGCCGTGAGGCGCAACTTGCCTCGTTTGGCACCCAGCAGCAGGCGCAGGAAGCCGCTAACGCTGCTATTGGGCAAAACTTCCAGCAAGCCCTTGCATCACAAGAAGCGCAAAATGCCGCACAACAACAGGCATATCAACAGGCGCTCGGCACAGGTCAATTCAACCGCGAAGCGTTGCTCGCGCAGTTTGGCATGGGACAGTCAGCTCAAGAGCTGCAAAACCAAGCCATTGCACAAAATTACCAACAGCAGATTGCCGCAAACCAAGCTGCCAATGCTGCGTTGCAGCAAGTATTTGGGCAGTCAGTCGCGCAACAGCAGTTGCAGAACGCTGCCGCAGGGCAGAATTTTGAGCAGCAACTTGCCGCACAGCAAGCCAACCTTGCTCGTCAGGCGCAGCAAGCGGGTCAGTCGCAGGAAGCCGCCGCGTTTTACAACCAAGCGCAGGCTCAAGCGATGCAGCAGGAGCTGGCGCGTCAGGCTGCACAAAACCAAGCATTGAGCCAGCGGTTCAATCAGTTGATGGCGCAGCAAGAACAGCGTAACGCCGCGATTGGTCAAGGTTTTGACATTGGCACCCAACGCGCTGCATTCCAAAACGCCGCACAACAGCAAGCGTTCCAGCAGGGCATTGCTCAACAGCAGTTCCGCAACACCGCTATTCAGCAGATGTTGGCGCAACAAGCTGCCGCTCGTTCTCTGCCGATCAACGAAATCAGCGCGTTGCTCTCGGGCGGTCAGGTTACCGCACCGCAATTCCAAGGCTACAGCGGCGTCACCGTGGCTCCGGCTCCGGTATTCCAAGCGGGTCAGGCGGCAGGCGATTTCGCGCAGCGTAACTACCAGAACCAAGTTGGCGCGTATAACGCTGGCATGGGATTGCTTGGCAGTCTTGCGGGCGCAGCAGGAACAGCCGTAAGTGGCCCGCTTGGCGTTGCTGGCTTGTTCACTTCAGACCGTCGTTTGAAATCCAACATTGTGCGTGTTGGCACTCACCCGCTCGGCATAGGCGTGTACGAATACGACATTGCTGGCGAGCGTCAGCGCGGCGTTATGGCAGACGAAGTAGAGACGGTGCTACCAGAGGCGGTCGTAACCCGTCACGATGGCTACAAGATGGTCAATTACGGAATGCTTTGAGGGCTAACACATGAACGGATTTTCACCAGATCGTAGACCGCAGCAGTTAGCCCAGATGCTTGCTGCCCAAGAGCGCAACACCTCCCTTGGAGCGCCCCCGGGACAGCGTGACATGGCAATGCGTCAGGTGCCGGGACTTGGGTACTCACAGCCCACGCCGAACGCTGCACCGGGTGTGCCGCCGCAGACGATGAACTTTAACGGCCCGATGACAACGCAGCAGCCGGGTTTGACGGGTCGCCCCGGCATCATGGGCGGCATGGGTCGCCCACCGATGGGCAACAAAATTTCGCCGCAAATCGGCGGTCAGATGCAGCGCCCACGCGGCCCCGGCGCACAGGGTTACCCACGCTCGCCGGGTTTGACGACCCCGCAGGGAGGTGGCTACAGAGGGGATTTTGACTATGGCCAAGAGTGATCGCGTCCGATACGTCAGCACCTTTCGTGCGCCGACCGAATACGAGCGCCAGTTAGAGGAGGCACGACGGCGTGCTGCCCTCGCTGAAGCCCTCGCACAGCAGGAATATCAGCCGATGGAAGGGACGGCTGCGCCGATCCCAAAGGCCGCGCCGCTTGTTAAGGCATTGCAGGGCTATCTGACTGCCCGCGAAGGACGCTTGGCTAAAGAAGCCGCAGCCGAGGCAGAAAAAGCCGGTCGTCAGGAATTTACTGATTACATTCGCTCGTTTGAGCCAGAACAGCGCACCGTTGGCATGGGCGAAATCGCCGCAATGGAAGCGCCGATGCCGATGATTAACACCACGCCAGGCGGCCCTGCCCCCGTGCAGGCGGGTCAGCCGGGGTTCCGTGCCACGGAATATGCACAGCCTAGCGCCATTGCTGCGCCAAACCAGCGTTTGATGCCCGCTATGACGGCGACGGGCGAACCTGACTTTAGCCAGCCGATGCAGATGCAGGTTGGCGGCCCACTTACGACCGCGCAGAAGCGAGCGCGAGCATTGGAAGGGTTTGAAAGCACCAACCCGATGGTGCAGCAGTACGCCATGGCGCAGTTTGAGGCGACATCGCCCAAGCGCACCGAATTAAAGGTTGGCGACATTGCGCCTGATAAATTTACGCCGCAAAGCATCCGCGCAGCCGTAAATTCGGGTGATTACAGTTTGCTTGTGCCGGTAGAAAACCGCGATTCATTGGTCGGCAAACCTTCACCGGCTGACTACACAACGGCCAGCATTGCCAAATTCGCAAAGTCAGGCAATTACACCGACCTTGTGCCTGTTCCGCGAGTGCCGCAAACGCAAATTATTACGGAACGAGATAAACAAAAAGACGAAGGAAATTTGCGGGATCAACTACAAGGCAGGCTAAAAGACATGGATTGGGATGGCGTTAAAAGCGCCTATCAACGCATCTTTACTGCGCCAGAAAACGTGGTTGGTGACGTTGCCATTGTGTATGCCGTGGCAAAAGCAGATGACCCAACTGGCGCTGTTCGTAAGGAAGATTTTGATGTGCGAGCCAAAAGCGGTGATTTAGGCACGCAGATAAAGGCTCTATACGAAGAAGCGGCTACCGGCAGAATGTTGCCAAAGCGTCGTCAAGAGCTTATTGATACGGCTTATGAGTTGTACAAAGCGCGTGAAAACGAAGTTGAAGCATTGCGTAACGAGTACGGCAACATTGCAGAACGAAGCGGCCTTAATGTGGAAAACGTGGTTAACCCGTTTAAATCAAAAGTGTTGGAGCGTCGCATTGTTTGGAGCAAAGAAAAGCAAGACGAATTAGATAGGCTTCGCAGAAAAGCGGAGGGCAAATAATGCCACTCACAAAGGAAGAAGAAGCGCGTTATAAGCAACTGATGATGGAGCGCACCGCCTACGAACAGCAAAGCAAGGCAATGACGCATTTTGGCGGCGACTATGGCGCTGAAACCGAATCTGAAGAATTTAGAGCTGGCAGAACCATGCCACGTTGGGCGCAAACTACGCTAAAAGGCGCACAAGCGTTAAGTTTTGGTTTGATCCCTAAATTAACCGGGCCAAAAACCGGCGAAATGGTGCGCGGCGCTACAACGCAGTTTCAAGAAGATTACCCAAAAACCGCTTTTAGCATGGATGTTGGCGGGTCAATGATGCCCGGGGCATTCGGGTTTTCGGCTGGCCCTCGCATGGCAACAATGGGAGGGCGAACGCTTCCCGGCGTTGTTGATATGAGCGCGGCAAGAAGGATGGGCGGCGCTGCAATGGCTGGCAGCGTAGAGGGCGGCTTGTCTGGACTTGGCTCATCTGACGCGATGACCAACACAGAGTTGATGAAAGACATATTGCTCAACGCCAGTTTAGGTGCTGGCGGCGGCGGTGCTGGTAGCGCAGCAACAGGCATCCTCGGCGCAGCAAGTCGCAACATTGGCGAACGCACTTCAGAAAAAATTGCATTGAGTGAAGCGCAAAAGCGCCTTATTCAAGCATTGATGCGCGACACGCCAGAAGGTCAAGAATTTGCGCCAGCCGTAATGGCTCGGCTGCGGGCGCTTGGCCCAGAAGGGGCGTTGTTGGATACGGGCGAAAATGCTCGGCAGATTGCTGACCTGCTGGCTACGTTGCCGGGTCGTGGCAAAACGGAATTGCGCGAGTTCGTTGAAGGACGCGCAACAACTCGCGGCGAGCGCATGGCACAAGCGGGTCAGGAAAGCCTAGAAACGGGCGGCAAACGGTTGGTTTCTACGCTTGACGATTTGGCAGAGCAACGATCCCGCGACGCTGGCCCGTTGTACCGTCGTTTGGAAACAATAACGGTTGATGATCCGTCAGGAACGATTGCTGGCATTGTGCGTCGTGCCAATGAGCTTGGCGCAACTAGCATTGCTCGCAACATTGCCGAAACGCATAAGGTGACGCGAGGCGGTCAAGGGTGGACATTGACGGGCGCTGAAACCAACAGGTTTAACGCTTCTGACCTTGCTAACATCAAGGAAGGTCTTGATGACTTAATTGAGCAGCAAACGGATGCAGCAACGGGGCGCAGGACTAAACTTGGCAATTCGTATGTAGAGCTTCGCAATAAGCTGCGAACTGAATTGGTCAACAGAACACCCGACCCAGAAACGGGCGAGTCTATTTACGCCAATGCGCTTGATGCTTGGGCTGGCCCTAGCGCCGCCGCCGATGCCGCTAACCTTGGGCGCACGTTGCTAAATCGCTCACTTTCCGCTGACCAACTTCGCAAGGAATTAGCGGGGATGTCGCAATCAGAATTGGAAGCAGCCAAGATTGGTGCGTTTGAGGCTATCCGCGACAAGGTAGGTACGTCCAAGGCAGGGCGTACGGAAATGATGAACCTTGTTGAAAACTTTGTGCCGCGTGAAAAACTGCAAGTGTTGTTTGGATCGCCAGAAAAGTTTGATCAGTTTTATCGCACAATGATTGCCGAGCGCGCAATGCGAGAAGCTGACGCTTTAGGACGCGGGTCGCAAAGTGTGGGTCGTGCCGCAGCGGCTGGCGACATAAACGCTGACGTTGTAATGGACGTTGGCAATTTAACTTCGGGCGGCACCCCAGAAATGATTTCGCGTGGCGTCCGATTGTTTAATCAGGCGCAGTTGCCAGAAGCAACGCGTAATCAACTTGCTCGTTTGTTAATGATGCGCGGGCCGCAAGCAGAAACAGACTTGTTTGACATGGAAACGGTCGCCCGAAAATTGGCCGAAAGACGCGCCCGCAGAGCAGCAAGCATTGGCGGTGTCGGCGGTGGTCTTACGACCGACTTTACGCAGAACAGATAGGAGATAGGCAATGTCGTATAATGGCTCGGGGACTTTCCTTATCAACTCTACGGGTCAACCCGTAGTCGCCAACACCGTCATTTCGGCTACGGTCTTTAACGCCCTCACGGCTGACCTTGCCTCGGGTTTAACGAACTGCATCACCAAAGACGGTCAGAGTACGCCGACCGCCAACATCCCGATGGGGTCTAACAAGATCACGGGATTGGCGAACGGTACGCTTGCCTCTGACGCTGCCAACCTCGGGCAAGTGCAATCCACCGCCGCCAAACTCATCGCCTCGGTCGCGGGTGTGGATACGGTCACGGGCATTATGTCGCCCACGCTCACCGCCTACGCTGCGGGTCAGTTGTTCTATTTTGTCGCCGCAGGTGCCAACACAGGCGCTGTGACGCTTAACATTGACGGACTCGGCGCCAAAACGGTGACGCGAGACGGCGCGACCGCCCTTGCGGCAGGAGACATCAACTCGGGCGAGATTGTCGTGGTGATCTACGACGGCACCCGCTTCCAGATGATCAACGCCGCCAACTCATTCGGCAACACGACGATCAACGGCACCCTGACGGTTACGGGCAACACCGGGCTACAGGCTAACGTCTCCATCACCTCGGCGCTGTCGGTCGGCGGTACGTTTAACGTCACGGGCGCTGCGGCGCTCGGTAGCACCCTCGCCGTCACGGGTAAAGCTGACCTACCGACCGTCTCCACGGCGTCTATTAACGCGGCTGTGGCGGTTGTCACCACAGGCACGGTCACTAACCTCACCAGCACCAGCGCGTCCATCGCGTCGGTCAATGCAGGGGTAGCGTTGCTGACCACCGCGACGGTGACCGACCTGACCGCCTCAAGCGCGTCTATCGCGTCGGCCAATATTGGTAACCTTCAGTTTACCGCTGCCTCTATCGCGTCTATCAACGCAGGCGTGGCAGTCGTTACCAACCTCACGGCGACGAGCGCCTCTATTGCCTCCGCTAACGTCGGTACGGCGGTGATTACGACGGGGACGGTGACTAACCTCACCTCTACCTCTGCCTCTGTAGCGTCGGCTAATGCGGCTGTAGCGTTGGTGACGACTGGAACGGTCACGAACCTGACCAGCACCTCGGCATCTATCGCCTCGGCTAACCTTGGCACGGCGGCTGTCACCACGGGAACCGTCACTAATTTGACGGCTACCTCGGCGTCTATCGCGTCGGCTAACGCAGGCACGGCGGTCGTCACGAATTTGACGGCTACGGGCGCGTCGGTCGCGTCAGCTAACCTTGGCAATGCCGTCATCACCACGCTGACCGCGACAGGCGCCTCGGTCGCCTCTGCAAACGTCGGCACAGCAGTTATCACCACGCTCACCGCTACGGGTGCGTCGGTTGCCTCTATCAACGCAGGGGTCGCCCTCGTTACGACCGGCACGGTAACCAACCTTACCTCTACGACCGCCTCTATTGCCTCTGCCAACATCGGTGTAGCGGCTATCGGCACGTTGTCATTTACGGGTGCGTCTATCGCTTCGCTGAACGCAGGCACGGCAACGATCACCTCCGGCAACCTCACCTTCTCTGGCACCGGCCAGCGCATCACGGGCGATATGTCCAATGCGACGATTGCGAATCGGCTGTCTTTTCAAACCAGCACCGCTAATACTTCTTCCTATCCTCAAGTCATTCCAAATGGCACCGGAACTGCGGCTGGATGGTTGTTTACAAACTCAAGTGATCCCGCAAATGCAGCATACGGACTTGTAAACGCAACCAACTCATATATTGGATTTACCTCCGGCATCACTGGCACCGGCACCTACCTGCCCATGACCTTCTACACAGGCGGCAGCGAGAGGATGCGGCTGGATACGTCGGGCAACGTCGGCATTGGTACTGCGTCGCCTAGCACTTGGGGCAAATTTGCTGTTGTTGGCTCTGGTAATGCTGGAGTTGCCAACTTTATCGGTAATGCTTCGCTTACCGGATCAAATCCAACGTATACCGGATCAATTCGGTTAATTGACAACCCGACTTCTTCAACTGCTGCATCAGGCGGTTTTGAGTTTTTAACGTCTACGTTCGGTTCCGGCTACGGTTGGAAAATTGCGTCTATTGATAGTTCCGGTGTGCAACTGACTTTTGCTACACGGCAAAATAGCGCATCGTGGTCAGAAGTTATGCGTATTGACTCCTCCGGCAACGTCGGGATCGGCGGTACACCAGATTCGGCAGCGCGCCTGACGGTAACGGGCAATCTCCCTGCTGCGGCAAACGCATTTGCAAATATTGCTGTTGCGACGGCAACTTCCTCAACAACAGGAATTGCAACGGGTTTTATTTCACAATTAAATACAGCAGCCACATCTTTTACGCTTAATGAATACCGTGCTTTTTCGGCAAACGCGGGATCAAAAGGATCTGGCTCAACCATTTCAAATAATTTTGGGTTTTATGCAGACTCAAGTTTAACTACCGCCACCAACAACTTCGGCTTCTACAGCAACATCGCCTCTGGCTCAAACCGCTGGAACTTCTATGCAGCGGGGACGGCGCTTAATTACTTTGCCGGAAGAACTGGCGTAGGAATAAGCCCAACGACTTATACAAGTTATGGTTTGGCGGTAGATAATAGTAATGCTTCGGCATTATTCAAAAATGATACGTCTGGAAGCCCATCAATATTTTGTTGGAATTCTGCAACTAGCGGCAATAACATATTTGCTCAATTAGGCACGGATGGCGGCGCAACCGTTCGCGGTTCAATTGATTACGACCGAGCAGGCGGCTTGGTTCGCTACAACACCACTTCAGACTATCGCGCCAAAGATGTATACGGCGCATGGGACGACGCTGGCGCAACCATTGATGCGCTGAAGGTATATTGCGGAAAGATGCACGGCGCGACGTTGGAACGCCCGATGATGATTGCCCACGAAGCGCAAGCCGTGGTGCCGTATGCCGTTTCGGGTGAAAAGGATGCCGTGGATAAGGACGGCAAGCCCGTGTATCAGCAGATGGATCATCAAGTGCTGGTGCCGCTGTTGATTGCAGAGTTGCAAGCGGTTCGCGCCAGACTCGCCGCATTGGAGGCAAAATGAAACTAGACCTTGCACCCGAGGAAGTGCAGGCCATCCTGCAAGTATTGGGGCAGTTGCCCACTAGCAGCGGCGCGTGGCCGTTGTTGGTCAAGATTGACGCGCAAGTAAAGGCGCAAACGGAACAGAAGGAGATGGACAATGGCTAACTGGAAAATTGAAAGCATGGTCGTAAAGCCGGTAGACGGCTCGCACACGGATGTCGTCGTAACTGCGGCATGGCGCTGCACGGCGGTAGATGGCGACTACAGCGCCTCCAACTACGGCAGCATGGGCTTTGCCTCACCGACCGGCGACTTCATCGCGTATCCCGATCTGACCGAAGCCGATGTGCTGGGTTGGGTCTGGGCGAACGGCGTGGACAAGGCCGAGGTTGAGGCGAACGTGGCGCGTGAACTAGACGCGCAAGTAAACCCGCCGGTTGTTGCCAAGCCGTTGCCTTGGAGTGCATAAGATGACGACGGTGCAAGAGCTAGAGGTGACTGTGACGAGTCACATTGACGTTTGTGCGGTGCGCTACGAAGCCATTAACGCTCGCCTCAAACGCCTTGAGCAGATTCTGATGGCAAGCGCAGGCACCATCATCGTGTTGCTCTTTGGCATCGTGGTGAGGTTGGTCGGTCTGTCGTGATTCAGGCGCTGATACCCACGCTCGCCCCCATTCTTGGCAAAGTTGTCGGCAACCTGTTCCCCGATCCGGAGCAGAAAGCCAAGGCCGAAGCCGAGATGATGAAAACCCTACTCGCGCATCAAGCCGAGATAGAGGGTGCGGCAGCCAAGATCATCCAGACCGAAGCAGCCTCGCAGCATTGGCTGGCGGCGAATTGGCGACCGCTCACGATGTTGGTGTTTGTGTGTCTGATCGTCGCCCGCTGGTTTGGGTGGGCAGCGCCAAACCTCTCCGAAGCCGAGTACATCAAGCTCTGGTCTATCGTGGAGTTTGGGTTAGGCGGCTATGTGGTAGGGCGTAGTGTGGAGAAGATCGCCCCGTCCATTGCTGACGCCATGAGGAAACGGTGATGGATTGGAAGCTTTACCCCAACTTTACGGCTGACGAGTTCAAGTGCAGCCATTGTGGCGATAACCAAATGACGCCCGAGTTTATGGGCAAACTCCAAGCCTTACGGAACGCCTACGGCAAACCGATGCGGATCACCTCGGGCTACCGCTGTCCGAAGCACCCTATAGAAGCCAAGAAAGCGGCACCGGGCGCTCACGCCTCGGGGTGTGCGTGTGACGTAGGGGTGGAGGGTGCAGAGGCTCACAGGCTCTTAAAACACGCTATGCAGTTAGGGTTTACTGGCATCGGTGTGCAGCAAAAAGGCACAGGGCGGTTTATCCATCTGGATACGCTAACGAGCGGCGTCCGCCCCACCGTCTGGTCGTACTGACTTCAGTTCGTCTTTAATCGTTTTGATTTCTAGCGCCAAAATCGTCGCCTCTACGACTAACCCTGCCTGACGCACCGCTGCTAACGCCTGCTCAACTTTGGCCTGCTGGCTGAACTTCCACGGCATACGCGCCATCTCGTCGCGCCACGCGCCCGGTGGGGATTCGTTATCTATCAAAAGTAATCCCTCCCGCCCCTAGACGCCCGCCACTCGGGATTAGGGACGCTTGACCATTCTCGGTTAGCCTCGGCTCTGCGTTCGCGCCAGAACCGCCATAAAGCCCTTATAAGCCGTTTCACGGTAGTGCCTCCACGCTGTAGTTATCGGAGGGGCTGCGCCAATCCCTCGGCACTTCCCCTCCGATCCAGCTCGGGTCAACCCACAACAGCCTGTTGTTGGGGTAGGCAATCCATTGCCCCGAGTCCAATGCGATGATGTGATGGTCTTTGGACTGGTCAGGCACTTCCGACCAACCGCCATCACACCAGAATACGGTCATCAGGTACGTCCCCGGTCGCTGCACCCCGTCACGCCCTATCGCCTTGACGCGGTGGTTACGCAGGAACGCCACCTCCTTGACCTGACAGTTGCGCGAGAAGCTGTCCCACCACACCGTCAACTGTAACGCCATTTCGGGACACGGCTTGCTACAGAGCGCGTGGATCGGGATACGCGCCCATTGTGCGCCGTTCTCCAACATGACTTGGAAGTACGGTACGCGCATGGGTTCTGCACGAAAGCCAAACACGGTGCAGAGGGTAAATTCGCCCTTGCCTTTCTCATGGTCGTGCAGGAACTCGTTACGCACGTATGCCGTGATGTACGGCGTGTCGCACCAGAAGTTCATTCGCCCCTCGCCCGAATCGCGGCGGCAATCTCACCGCCCAAATGCGGCCCCGCCACCTTCGCACACGCCTCACGCTCGGCGGCGGCAACAAGGGCGGCGAAGCGTTCAAGTGCATCTTCGTGCAACTCCCAAAAATCGTCCCATTCAGGGGTGCAGCCACCTGCTTCTACGGCCATGCGGATAATGTCATCTTGGGTCATATCAATCCCTCTTTGTGTAATTGCATGATGGTGCGAGCCATGCCGTCGTAATGGGCTAGGCGTAACTCGTCGCGTGACAGCCCGCTTTTATGCGTACGAGAATCGCACTCATCATGGCAGGCGCTACACGCCCATGCACCGAGCAGATCGGGTGACTTCAGCCCCATGCCGCTCACCCCTGCTACGCGGATATGCGCCAGCACGACCGTCTCGCTGTTGAAGTTGCACACGCCCGGTATACGCACCGTGCATCCACGCCCTTTAGCTTCTTTACGCAGCATAGATCGGCTCCGGTAACGGCCCGATGCCAAGCTCTATCAGCCTGTTCTCAATGCCGTGTAAGTATTCGGTGAATTCTTGTTTAGTCATGCGTGAGGTGCGCTTGAGTGGCCGCAGACGTTTCTTGCCAAGCCCTGTGAGCGTTTCCCAGCCGAATATCTCACCCAAGAAATACTCATGCAGATCGTCGCGTGTCCAGCCCTGTAGCGCCTCACCGCCTGCCTCCATGATCATTGGGTAAACCACACCCCAGAGGTAGGCCAACTGCTGTGAGGTTTTGGGCTTCTTCCATTCGGCCACTTCCACCGCCCACACCTTGCTCGGGTCTAGCCCTTGCGTCATGCGGATCACGGCAGCAGCCATTTGCTCGGGTGTAGTGCCTTTGGGAAAGATGCGTTTCATGTGTACGCCTTCCACTCCTCGGCGTATTCCACATCCTGATAACCGGGAAACCACGGCCCGCCACGGGTCATGTGTACGCACACCGGATCAGGTTCGTCAGCCTTGGTGTGCCAGCCCTCAAGGTAGTTGAAGGTTATGGGTAGCTCGCCAATCTGATCGTCGGCGCACCACTTAAACTGATGAAGATACATCCCCGTTTCGCTGTTCACCAGTTCTGGCGTGAGGCGCTTGGTTGCCTCATGCTCGCAGTTGATGAACATAAACGACGACCAGTTCTTGCGAGCGTAGGGATGCTGCGCCTTGCCATCCATTTTGACCGTCTCGGTAGGCTTGTAGTCGTGGTGTACCGCAAACACCGCTTTGCTTTTATCAACATAGCGCCATATCTGCGTCAGGTCATGCCGTACCAAGAAATCACAGTCCAGAAACACCGCCCAACCCTTGTACTCGCAAAGGTACGGGACGAGAAAGCGCGTAAAACTAAACTGCGTTGACGAGAGCGGATCGTCAGGACGCCAGTACAGTCCGACCGAGCGCATATAGTCTTGCTGTATCGGCTGGATATACACCGGATTACGCGCATGGCGCTCAATGGATCGCCGCGCTACCCGATACGCAATATCTTCACGACTGTCGTAGCCGATGAAGATGGGGAGTTCCGTCATAAGCGTTCCTCAAAATCTATGTACCGCCACGCCAGATACTCGGGCGTAACGGCGTAAACGTCGTAATCGTATCCACGCTCCTTGTCGGTGATTTTCCGCACCAGCCAATCAGGGAACGTGGTTCGTACATCCACCAGCGCGGCCACGGTCAGGCTCGCGTTGACGATGTAGTAGTAGTCGGGGCGAGGATCGGCAGCATCAAACGATTTCTTGGCACAGATAGCAGCCGTCTCAAACGGCCACGCCTCGTACTGAAAATCATGCTTGATGTGCTTCACTTCTATCCGCTTACCCGAGGCATATACGTCGCCCTTGTCGGCGTAGTCTTTGCGGTCAGCAAAGTCTTTCGCCATGCGACGCTTGGGTAACGTCACCGTATGCCCGAGGTTCAGTAGGTAAGTCGCCACGACAATCTCTGCTGGGCGACTCGCCCTAAACCTCGCCTCAAAGTCAGAAGGGTGTATCAAGGTCGTCCCAATTCTTCTCGGTTATCTCGGGTTTCTTCGTCGGCTGGCGTTGCGGTTCGCCAGAGCGCGACAGCTTGCCCTCGCCTTTCGCCTCAAACTTAAGCGACAAATACGCGTCGCCTGTTTTCTGGCTCACCTTCTTCCAGCCTGATACGTTGAAGTCCACGTTGTTAATGACGCACGACCCACGGTAGTCAGGGCGCTTGGCGTTTTCGCCTTTGTCGTTCTTGAACAGGACGCCACGCATATTCGGGTCAAACTTATCCATGCAAATTCTCCAGTTGCTTTAGTTTCTCGTCTAATTCAGCCAAAAACTTGGTCACCTCTGCCTCTAGCATGGCGATGTATTCGTTGTCACGCCGCACGGGTTTGACGAACAGCCGAAGGTGATCGGGCAGGCGCGGGTCGTAACTCACAAAGTCGCAGAACCTTGTGTTAGTGCAGGCCATCTGCCATTGCATCTGCGCGATGTACTTGGACGGCACCGTACCCGCGAGCAGCGTGTCTAAATGGGTTGCGGTCGCAGGGCATTTAATCTCCACCAGCCCCTCGCCCACATATCCGTCTGGAGACGCGCCAGAGTTCGCAATGCGCGGGTGGTCTATAAAGCCAACCTCCTCCACCAGCTCGCCCGTATAGGCGCTATACGCGGCCCTAGCGGCAGGTTCTGTGGCTGTACCCCACTCCATTGCTGCGTTGCTGAAGCTGCTGGCCTTCTGGCCGGTCAACCGCTCCACAATCAGGTCGGCCATGTAGTTATCGCGGGAGGCGCTGTAACCGGTCTTGGTCTTGGCGATCACATCGGCCACGCGGGAAGCCGTGACCTTGCCGAGCCGTGCTGCGAACCAATCATCTGTGCGTTGCAATTCACTCATAAATATCACTCAATTTTTCGCCTTTTAATTTTGAAATAGCCCACCGCACACCTATCACTAAATCCTTCAATTCGTCGTCGTTCTCGTTGTTTGTGGAATCACTTTCTATAAAATCATAAAGTTCTATGTCTTTTATCAATCCCTCTAATTCGTGAATACATCTCATCCGTTCGCTTAACCTTGTAAAAGCGAATTGGTTTTGTTGTTCGTTTGTTTTTTTCGTAACCTTGCGTTTCTTTTTCATACAAATTCCTTTTTGCGGGCTTGGAACGCTTCCATGTGCAACTGCCGCGATTCCACCGGCAGCGACTTAAACAACGCTTTAAGAGCCTCTGCGTCGGCGCAAGCGGCAATCTGCGCCAACACCTCGGGGCTAGGCTCGGGTTTTTCGCCCTCGGGCAAATCCTCGCCCGCGTAGATGTACAGCCCCAACCCAAACATGGCGATGCACTTGGCGAGGCAACGCATGATGGCGGTGTTGATGGCAAAGGCGTCAGGGTTTTGGATAGCGCGGTTACGGTTGTCCATGACGGGCAACACGCATGACTTGATGTTGCCGTTAATCTCCACGGTGACCTTTACCATTGCAGAACCGTCAGGCAGGAACATGGCGGGACGATCTGCCCATTCGTGCGCCGTCCAACAAGCCGATGGGTCAATCTTCAGCACTTCTGCCCATGCCCACGCCCACGACAAGTACGTGAGGTTGCCCTTGCGTTCGGTGTGTTCGTTGACGTTGATCTTGAGTAACTCACTCATCGTCTTGCTCCTTGAGTTCGTCTATTGCCCGGTTACAGGCTTCTATGCGTTCTTGTTCTTCAAGTTGCTGCATCAGTTCGTCTTGGTGATGCCACCAGCTGTCATCGTCGTTCCAGATGTCATCGTGCATGGCTGGCTCGCTCCTCGGCTGCGGTGCAACCGCCGTCGCCACACGGGTCACAGGCGGCAGCGATCAGGAATAGGATGGCAATGGCAATGAATTGCGGGTACGGAGATTTCATTCCCAACCTCCGTTACGCAGCGCATCAAGGCTTGCGATGTCGTTGAGCGCGGATTCTTCGCTCTCGGTCAAATCGCAAAGGTCTAACTTGATGTCGTGGTTTAATGCGGTGGCGTATTTGTCGTTGTCCAAATAGATGCCGATGATGGTGGCTTTTTCCACAAACACGGAATTGTCCATGTCTTGTGAATACTCAACGTCAACTTGGAACTTGTTGCCGAGGGCGTAGAAATCACCGAGGGCTGAATACTTATCCTTGAACATCTCTGTTGCTCCTATGTTGTGTTTGTCAACGGTTAATAGTTTAGTCGTCTAAACGGCCATGTCAACGACTTTTTGCGTCTGATCGCGGCGGCGTTGCTCGTACTGCATCAGCAATCGGCCAGCAGCCAGCAATTCAGCCTGCGAACAATTTGGGTTCATTCGCAGGATTATCTGGATGAGGCGCTCTACGGCGTAGGCAAAGTCAGCTTCCATGTTCATACGCCACCCC